AGTTTGCGTAATCTTAACAAAAATGGCAAATTAGCTGATTCGCTTTTTCTATTTTTTAGTGTTTCAAAATGACTTTCAAGAAAAATCTCTACATTGCCAATAGTCTCTCCTTGACTTAATAGGGTATGATTTTTTGTGTAAATCTTTTATGCAAATAGAAAAGCAACAGATTATTAATGCTAAAGACTGTTGGTTTGAAGATGAAAGAGATGGAGAACAATACTATGAGCAAACCTTTAACCAACCAAAGCAATGACAAAAAACTTAGCTTATTGGAAAAACAATGCAGAAGAAGATTATATCGGTACACCGATTAGTGTTTTAAGGTATATAACTGAACTTGAAAAGCAACAAGAAAGAATGTATAGTGAGGAAGAAGTTGAGAACATTATATATAAATTATTTGAGGATTATGCAAGTAATTACACAAATAAAGCATTAGAAGAATTTGAAAACTTTAAAAAGAAATAAGATGACAATACAAGACGTAGCTGAGGACAGAAAACAAAAGGCATACTCGATGATTCGAGTTTTGAAGATTCATGAGAAGATTGTCAATGAGTTTTTAATGCAGAAAAGACCACATGAGGACATTATTGATGTTTATGACGAAGATTGTGAGAAATATACCGAAGCTATGGACAGGATTGAAGAACTTAATTTCTTGATTCAAGAAACAGAAAGAGCCAGTAATTTAATTAAATGTAACCTTTTTGAGTTGATTGATTAAATAAATAAACCAATGACAGCAAAAGACAAGGCGGAACAATTGATTGATACATTTACATTTAATTGTAGAGAATGTGATAATGCTAAACTATCAGCTTTATTTGCAGTTGATGAGATATTAAACGATGATTGGTATATTGCAACTCGTGAAGATTTAATCGCAAGAAAAGAATATTGGGAAGAAGTAAGACAAGAAATATATAAATTATAGCATTTTTTAATCAAATAACTATTTGTTTATTTGTTTTTTTTATTATATTTGCTAAGAATTTTTTTTCATAGTACATATTGTTAGGGTTAGTGAAAGACTAAAAAAGGCGGTATTCTGTACTGCCTACTTTTTTAAATGAAAGATAATTATGCAAGGTTAGGGTGTATTCTTATAATTTTAGGAAGTTTTTGTTTTTGGTTAGCAATTATTCTGCTATGGAATTTTTTCGCAAAATAATAGTCGTGTATGAGAATAGATATTAAGCCTCTGAGCGTAAATAAAGTATTTCAAGGCAGGAGGTTTAGGACTAAAGAATATGACGTTTATGAGTTGCAAATAAAAAAGCTATTATCAAAAATTGACATACCAACAGGCAAATTGTCAATAACTTATACGGTTGGGTATAGTAATTCAGCCTCCGATATAGATAATTGCATCAAACCGTTTCAAGATATATTATCAAAGTTTTACGGTTTTAACGACAATAAAATATATCACATTGAGATATTTAAGGAAATAGTCAAGAAAGGCAAAGAGTTTATCGAGTTCGATATTAAGGTGTTACAATAATATAGCTGTGATTAAACAGTGCCGTTTCTGTTTTAAGCGGTCGTTAGAATCATGTCAGTATTCTGCAAAGGTTAGCGTAATGAGGAGATGGTTGCCGATTCCCGAAAGGGTTGCTCCAGCGTTGGTTCGAGTCCAACCCTTTGTGCGATTGTTTGTTGATTGATGGTGTGAAAACCTACGGGCGGTTGTCGTGTACTTCTGCCCTATTTTTAATTTAATTGATTTGTAATGAGCAATACAAAAAAAGGCAAAATAACAGATTTAGAATTTGATGACAAAAATTTTAATATTCTTATCAATATTTCAAACTATGATAAAATAAATACTTTAAACGGTGTGCTTGAAAAAGGATATACAATAATTTACGCTATTACAGACGGGTTAAACACAATCAAGTATATTGGTAAAACAGTTGGTTACGCAAAAAGAATAAATCAGCATTTGAAAGACGCAAAAACACTAAAAACAAAACTTTATAATTGGCTAAGGAAACATATTAATGAAATCAATTTTGTAATATTAGATATTTGCGAAAACAAATACTGGCAACAAATTGAAAAAGGTTATATTTCTTTATTCAAAAAAAACGGTGCTGATTTATTAAATACACAGGAAGGCGGGCAAGGTATAGAACCAGGTTCTAAGTTTAGTAATGAGACAAAAGAAAAACTTTCTGAGTCAGCAAAAAAAAGAGTTATAGTTTTTGACCAATCTAAGAAGTTTGAAAATATGTATAGAAGTTTATCAGATAATGAATTAGAAAGTTTATTTTATGATAAATACGTCGGCAAAAAATCAAACGCTATTCTTTCTGAAAATTACAAAATAGCTGATTCGACATTATCACAAATATTTAATGGGCTTAGATATAAGGAATCAGCAAAGTTTTTAGTAGATAAATATAAAAACGGAACGCTGGATATAGTAATTGCCGAAAAAGAAAATAGAAAAACTTTGTGCAAGTCTTATTTTGAAAAAGGACTAAATGATTTAGAAATATCAGAAAAAATCGGAGTTAATATTGAAAAAGTAAGAATTTATATCAAAGAATTGTACGGGCAAACTTACCAATCAATAATATCACAAAACTTGCATAATAAAATAATTGAGGTTTATAATCAAACAAAAAGTAAAAAACAAACTTCAAAAAATATTGGGTGTGATTATACTTTAGTTTGTAAAATAGTAAATAAATGGCAGATAATATAGAAATAACCCAAGACCAAAATAATTTCAACAAACACTCGCAGTTTGGGATGTCGCTACTTGAAAAGTCCATGCGAAAGTTTGGATTTGTTGAAGCTGGCGTACTTAGTGAGGATAACGTTATTTGTGGCGGGAACGCACGAAATGAAGTTGCAGAGGATATTGGCATAATTAAAAAACGTATAATTGACATTGACGGAAACGAGCAAGTTTTTCTACGTAGAAAAGGGTTAAAATCAGGCACGGAAGAATTTCACGAATTAGCACTTGCATTAAATGCTGTTCCAAAAGCAAATATAGTCTTTGCTGAAGAAGTTCTTGCCGAAACGCTGACTGCTGAGGTATGCGAGGCGTGGGGCGTGAAGTTACAAATTGAACCTTCAAGTGATGAGTTAATTGGTGAAGAAAAGAATAAACCACCTACATTAAAAATAACTTTTGAAAGTCCAGAACAGCTTCAAAAAGCTGAAATAGACATACAGGAATTAATAGATAGAAAATATCAAGGTGCTTATTTTTCAGTAAGTGCAGGCGAAATATGAGATTAGAAAAAGCAAGTCCTAAAGCAATTAAATATGCTTGTCTTAAATTCCATTATAGCAAGTCTAATCCACCTAACTGTTTTGGATATTCTGTTTTTAACGATGATAAGGATTTTTGTGGAGTTGTTTTGTATGGAGTAGGTGCTAATAATAACATTGGCGAGCCGTATGGATTAAAAAAAGGACAAATAGCTGAATTAGTTAGAGTAGCATTAAATGGCAAACAATCAACTACCGTACAAGTTCTTGCAGTTAGTAGGAAACTATTTAAAAAAGATAATCCAACAGTAAAAATGCTTGTTTCGTTTGCCGACACAGAGCAACATCATAAAGGAACAATTTATCAAGCAGATAATTGGTATTATGCAGATGACACGATTGCAGCAGATGAATATATTTACAACGGAAAAAGATGGCACGGAAGGGCATTTAGAAGTCAATTTGGAAGTCATAAAGACTTTTTGAATAAAGGATTGGAAATTATAAAAGGAAGCGTAAAACATAGATATCTATTTCCATTAGACAAATCCTTAATTCCTTTATGTAAATCTTTATCAAAGCCATATCCAAAGAAAGAAATAGAATAAACAAAATGCGAGTATAGCATAAATAAAATGTGTTCTACATTCCAGTAGAAAGATGGAGTTTACAACTACCTACTCGCTCATAAAATTATGACACCAACAAAGCAGAAAATAATAGATGAAATAATAATTGAGATTGAAAGCGGAAAAACATTTACTGAGGTTTTGGCTATAAATGGCTATAAATGGCTATTACCAAAAAGAACATTTCAAAGAAGATGGGAAGAAGCAAATGAGCAATATAAAGTCATTCAAGACAAGCGTAGAGCAATAACTGAGGCTATTACAAACAAAGCACATATTGAAGCCGTAGAGAGTGCTATAATGAGCCGTGAGGAAAAATTAAAAATTTTAGAAAGCATCATTAAGGGTACAGTTCAAGACGAAAAAGTATTCTTTGATAAAGGCGTACCAAAGAAAGTGCCAGTTAGCCCGTATGTAGTTGATAAGATGAAAGCGATTGAAATACACAACAAAATGCAAGGCGATAATGCACCTGATGAAACCAAAGTATCATTGATGGAGCAGCCATTATTCCCCGATGTTATAAAATGAGTTTTCAAAGAACAACAGCAATAAACAAAATACTAAAACTTGATAAGTTTATTCGTGGCGTTCAAGGCGGCACAAGTGCGTCGAAAACTTACGGAATTTTAGCTATAATTATTGACTATTGTGCTGATAAGCCTTTGATAGAATGCTCGATTGTTGCCGAATCAATACCGCACCTTAAAAGGGGTGCAATCAAGGATTTTAAAAAGATAATGAATGAGACAGGTCGCTGGATAAATTCGGGATGGCACGGTACAGATTTTAAATATACATTCAAAAACGGTTCTACAATTGAGTTTTTTAGTGCTGATAACGATTCAAAGCTAAGGGGTGCAAGGCGTGATATATTATACATGAATGAGTGCAATAATCTAACTTTCTACTCCTATAATGAATTAGCATCAAGAACTAAGAAGTTTGTTTTTTTAGATTGGAATCCGACCAACTCATTTTGGTTTCACGAAGAATTATTAGGCGATGCTGATGTAGATTTTTTAACAATCAATTATCTTGATAACGAAGCCTGCCCCGAAAGTGCAAGAAATTATATTGAAAAAGCAAAGGAAAAAGCAAAGACATCAAAGTTTTGGGATAATTGGTATAATGTTTACGGATTAGGTCAATTAGGAAGTTTAGAGGGCGTTATATTTAAAAATTGGAATATAATAGACACTATTCCAAACGAAGCAAGGCTATTGTGTTACGGTATGGACTTTGGATATACGAATGACCCCACCACATTGATAGCTTGTTATAAATACAATGATGAACTTATTTTTGATGAATTGATTTATCAAACAGGGATGTTAAACTCTGATATAGTTCGGCAAATAAAGAATTTAGGTGGAGCGAAAGCCACAATCTTTGCAGATAGTGCTGAGCCAAAAAGTATTGAAGAAATAAGGCGAGCAGGTATTTCGATTAAGCCAGCAATTAAAGGAACTGATTCAATAAAATACGGTATTGATTATTTGCAGTCTTTTGAGATAAAAATCACAAGCAATAGTACGAATATGATTAAAGAACTTCGTTCTTATGTTTGGGATACAGACAAGACAGGAAAGGCTTTAAACAAACCTATTGATGCCTATAATCATACGATTGACGCAGCTAGATATGCCGTATCAGAGATGAGTAAGCCAAAGCAACTTGTTTGGAAGATGAGTTAATACACACAACTAATATACAATAAAATGGGTCTTTTTGATTTTCTTAATACAAAGAAACAGGAAAAGTCAATAAGGGTTGAGCCGATTGCCGCATTGCCTGCACAGTTAGTTCTTCGTCAATTTGGTGCTTCGCCTGTTCTCTACTACGGTGATAATACAGACGTTTATCTTCGCAAAGGTTACGAATCTAATCATGTTATTTTTACGCTTGCCGACTGGTGCGGTAAGAAAATGACAGTAGCTCCGCCGATTCTGTACCGAACAAAAAACAAGGCAGCAGCTAAACGCTACAAGCAACTAATGAAAGCGAATAGCTTTGAAAACGTTGCTGAGAAAGTTATCTTAAAGAATTTAGCATTTGAAGAAATTGAAGAACATCCGATTTTAGACGTACTAAATCAGCCTAATCAGTTTATGAATTGGGATGAGTTCGTTTACGGTTATTATATCTTCAAACAGTTCGTTGGTAATGCAATGATTCAAGGCGTTTGGACTGAAAACGGCATCAACGCAGGCAAGATTCAGCAACTTTGGTTACTTCCATCAAACTACATACAAGCGTACAGCGGTGAGGGATTAAACATGATTGATTATTATGTAGATAGCCGTAATCCAACCGAAAAAATACCTACCGAGCAGATATTGACAATCCGTAATTTCTCGGCGGACTACTCAACGCCCGGCAGTCAGTTGCAAGGGCAAAGCATTCTCAAAGCAGCCGCACGACTACTCAAAAAATCAAACGAAGCACTCGACGCTGAAACCGAAGCGTTACAAAACAGAGGTGCAGCTAAATTAATATTCCCAAAGTTAAACGGTGAACAGTTGCAAAACCTTGCGGACGAGGTGCAAGTGGATGCTATTAACGAAGGTATGCGTAAACGATTGAGGGAAGCAGGTAATCAAGGCGTTGTGGTTAATAGTATTCCTTTGGACGCTATCACTATTGGAATGTCTCCCGTTGATTTGCAAATTTTAGAAACTCAAAAGGCTGATACCGCATTTTGGGCATCTTTGTTTCATATTGACACAAGGGTCGTGCTTAATAGCCATGAAAGCAGTACAAGAGACAATATGCAAACGGCACGGCTATACTCGATTACGGATGGAATACTGCCACATTTAAACGCACTTGCAAACGCTCTAAATAACTGGTTGATTCCTACCTACAAAGAAGATGGTTTATTTTTAGATTTTGACGATTCTGTATTTCCCGAAATGCAAAGGGAGTACCGAGAAACAGCAAAGCAAATGAAAGAAGCGGAGGTGTTCACTACTAACGAAATACGAGCAGTATTGAAGTACGGCAACTATGATGGTGAGAACGGTGATAAAATTCTTGTAAGCACCAATAAACAGATATTAGACGATTTATCTAATGTTTTGCCCGATTCAACAGTACAAGCAGGCTACTAAATGACACAAAAAGACAAAATAGCGTTCAGCAAAATATACAGCAAGTTTAATGCTCGTGTAGAACGCTATGCCCTAACCTTTTTTTTTAAGACACTCAAAAAACAGGTGCAAGGTTTAAGCAAGTTGATTGACACATACCCTATCGAGGTCGTGCCATCACGGTTAAACGATGTAATAAGCGAGGAAACTTTTAGAAACGATTTTGCGGAGTTTTACCAAAAGGTCGGTGAAAAGTTTATCAAATTCTATGCAGCACAATTTCAGCTATCAGTCAAAAAAGACAAAGACCCACTAAGCACGGCAGTTGCAGGAATCAATATTGGTTTTCGTAATGCTGCCAAGATTGCCGAACTTGCTAAGGTTGCTCAATCGCTCGAAGTGGCCGACAAAGTAACTAAGATTACCGAACACACAAGAAAGCTAATCAAAGAAACGATTGAGCGAGGTATTGCCGACAACAAAACAAAGCCCGACATTGCAAAGGAGATTGCATCGAAAACAAGCGGAGCAATAGCAAAGAAGCGAGCATTGGTTATCGCCCGAACCGAAACGACTTACATTAGTTCTAAGGCTGCCGAAATCAACGTGATTGATTCTCCGTTTAAGTTAGAGAAAACTTGGATTGCAGTTAGCGATATGCGAACACGTCCCGACCATTTGGATATGATAGGAAAAAAGGCCATACCGAAAGATGAGTTTTTTAGCGTTGGCGGTGTTGCAATGCGATACCCAGGAGACCCAGCAGGCGGTGCGGCCAATTGTGTTAATTGTCGTTGTGCAATTCTTTACGCTCCTATTGCCGAGCAAAGCAGTACAATAACCCAAACAAGCGGAAACAGCCTATTGTCATCGACTATTATAAGCCAGTTGTTGAATGAGTTGTTTGGAGGGAATTAAAAAAACTAAACCAAAAACCATCAAAAGTGCCTTTCTTTTAATTAAGTCAGGCACTTTTTTTATTTATTTCACCCAAATAAAAATAAATGTTTGAAAAGGTTTGCGTAATCAAACTTTATTTTGTTATTTTGTAATGTCTTAACGCAAAGGCACTAAAACTAACAATACAATGATAAAGTTAATCGAAATACTTAAATCAGAAACAAGTTCTTTAAAAACTCAATATATCGAAAAAAGATTAGATTGGGCAAAAAAATACTTTTCTGCTTGCATGGAAAGAAGAGCCTGGAACGAAGAGCAATGGGCAAAATATCTTGGAGTTCCTACCGCACCATGTAACGTTGGAACACCTTCCGAGTTTATTAGTTTTGCAAAAGGATTTCACAACTCTGCTGCATCAAAAAGATATCACAATCTTAGAAATGATGGCTTTAGGTTATTTTCTAATGGATTAGAAAATTTCTTATTAAAAGAACAAAAATCTGCAACTACTCACTATGAGGAATCAATAAAAAAACTTGCTGATAGAATTGCTAAGAAAGGTCTTGAAATAGACAATCTAACTGTAATAACAAGTCATATAGGAGTTAATATTAACACTACCTTAACTGATGGGAATAAAACGGTTAGAGCATTTACAATAATTGCCGAAGGCGAAATCCAATGCCCTCATTATAGATATTTAATCAAATAATAAAATAATTAAAGCACTCGGCATAGGTCGGGTGCTAAATCAAACCTTAAAACAATTATGACAATGAAAAAATTTATTTTAATCTCATACGTACCAAGTGCTAACTCAACAATAGAAGGCCTAAAAGGTGTTGAAGTTTTAGGAGAATTTGCTTCTTATTCAGAAGCTTATTATTTTCAAGAATACAAAACTCCTTTTGGAAAAAATTATTGCATTGTAGAAGAATATCAACCTATTAATTAACCCTTAAACAACTATGAAAATTAAAGAAGAAATTAAAAGCAAAAGAGGTGGCATTCGGCAAGGTTCGGGTGCAAAACCAAAGTACAACGAGCCAACCGTTACAATTACGTTTCGTGTTCCGAAGTCAAAAGCACAAGAGATTAAAGAAATTATAAAGGGTATTTTAAAAGAGAATCTAAAAAATCAAGACTAATTTTTGTCAATAAAAAAAGGGGAGTTAATCGCTCCCCTATTTTTTGCTTAAATAAAAACTATATCCAATAATAGCAATTATTGTCAATCGAAATAACCATTGCACACATTCGGGCAAATTATTAAAAAAATCATCTGCCTTTTTATACCTCATTTTATTTTTTGATTAGTTCTTCTAATTTCTTTTCAAACACCCCAGTAGATTTGGCTTGGAACTCAGTATTTTGTTTAATTGTGTTTAAATATGCACTACTTTTTGCACGTAGGTTTGTAATATTTACGGCAACTTTTGTTCCTTGCTCTTCCTGCTTAATCCTTACATTAAAATTGCCATTCACAATATTTGGCACAATTCTATTTTCAGAACTAAAGTCTAAACCTTCTGTACTGACAGCTATAAAAGCGGTTGAATCGCTAATTAGTCCACTTGGCAATTCGTAGGCTATTGAACCAGTAAACGAGTAATCAGTAGTAATAATCAACCCGCTTGATTTGTCAATAGTATTTATCGTAAAACCTTTTTCAGAAAAAACGTCTATTATTTTCGACCAAACTTCGTCAGTAGATTTTTGAACGGTAAAAGAATAAGGGGTTTCTTGATAGGTGTGCATTAATTGTATCGGTTGTATTGATGCACACGAACAAAGTACAAAGCACGAAACGGCAATTAAAATGTAATTTTTCATAGTATATTGTTTTAGTTTTTTACAAACATAGTAAATAATTAGTGCAGTCCAAAATGCTTGATAACCTGCTCAACCGTTATCGGGTCTGCTCCTTTCTTGCCTTCATTACTGGTTCTTTTTCCTAATCCTTGACGCACGATTTTCATCTTCGTTTGTGCGTGCCGTTGTGAGCAATTGAATATCTTCATCACGTCCTTTGTAGTTGCAACTTTCATGCTATAATATGAAGTAAAGTATTGATAATATGAAGCTATAAGGGCAAATGTACTTATTTATTTGGTTATTTGCTAAATTTATAAATAATTCAAATATTTATTTAACCAAATAAATAATGTCCACACACTTTAAAAATATTGGCGGTGATGTCGTAGACGTTGATACAGAGCAACGCACTATCGTTGCCTATGTTTCAAAGTTTGGAAACGTAGATTTAGATGGTGATATGATGATGGCAGGCTGTTATAAAAAGTCCATTATCGAGCGAGGTAAGAACGGAACTAACGAACTGTTTCACTTATCTAATCATCGCAGACAGCCCGAATACGTATTATCAAAGCCTATTTTTGAAGAAGATTCATTTGGACTTAAAATGACTTCTAAAATTATGGACACAACTCACGGTTGCGACATAATTAAGGCATACGATGAGGGTGTAATTAATCAGCACTCTGTAATGTTCACCGTGCCGAGTGGCCAATGGCGTACAATAGGCGAAGGGCAAACTTCTTATACTGAAATCATGCAGGCTAAACTGTATGAAGGCTCAACGGTACTTTGGGGAGCAAATCCCGATACGCCAACATTAGAAGTAAAAAATCTATTCAAAGAAGTTTATCAAAATGACATCACTAAGGCTTTTTCTCATTTGTCAAAAATGATTAAGGCGTTCAAAACTGGCAAGTTTACTGATGAATTTTTTGCAATACTTGATATTGAAATCAAGCTACTCGAAACAATGATTGATGAAAATTTCGTACAAAAAGGCATTGAATCCGCACAAGCAATTCAACCGCAGGTAAAAAACGACGATTTGACACAAGAGTTTTTCAAAGGCTTAATAAATACATTCCACACACACAACTTATAAAAAAATGACTGAATTTAATTCACAACTTGAAGTTGCTAAATTTGAAATCGTTAAGGCGGTTGATGAGCGATTAAAGAAATACGAAGAGCAGGAGAAGCTTGGTGCAAAAGGCATTGAAGAGTCTTTGAAAGGACAATTAAACAACTTGATTGACCAGCACACCGAAGTATCTAAGAAATTAGAATCACTTGGTAAGCAACAAGACGCTATGGAACTGGCTCAAAAAAGCCACAACCAAAAATTTGAGAAGCAAAGCAAATCATTCTATCAAGATTTAGCGGAGCAGGCTGCCGACAACAAAGACGAACTTTCGAGAATCCTTGCACGCAAGTCTCGTGGTGTGTCGATGGACATCGAAAGCGGTCAAGAAATGATTTTCGCTAAGGCAATCGGTAACGTAACGACTGCACTATCTACAAGTGGAGGCTTACCAACCCAGTTCAGCAATATGTTGAATCAGTTGCCAACTCGTAAGGTTCACGTTCGTTCTTTGATTCCATCTGTACCTTTGACTGATGCTATCTACTCATTCCCACGCTATGCGGTTGGTGAAGGTACGGCAACAATTCAGACAGAAGGCTCGGCGAAAGGACAAAGCGATGTTGATGTAACTTACGTTACTGCAAGCCCGATTGTTATTGCACACTTTCAGAGACATTCTGAGCAGGTTTTGCAAGACATTCCTCGTTTGTTAGCGTTCACTTCGGGACGTATGGTAGAGATGCTACTTGACAAAGAAGATGACGAAATTTTGAACGGTGCAGGCGGTTCTAACCGTTTAAACGGTATCATCACGCAAGCAACTGCTTATGCTCCAACTGGCATGGCAAACACGGCAAACGCTGACCGTTTCAGCTATTTGATTAACGCAATTTCACAATTAGCACAAGCAAACTGGACGCCAAACGGTATCTTAGTTAATCCTTACGCTTATTATGAGTTGTTGCAAATCAAGACAACTACAAAGGAATATACTGCACCTTTGGCTGGCTTGACTTACTTAGACAATACTTTGCGTCTTTGTGGTGTTCCGTTGTATCCATCAACTGCTTGTGCTACAAACGCATTTACAGTTGGAGATTGGACGCAAGCGGAGTTCTTAGTTAAGAACGCTATTCAAGTGGACATTTCTCGTGATGATTCTGATAACTTCCAAAAGAACTTGGTAACTATCAGAGTAGAAGAAAGATGTGGATTAGCTGTTTACCAGCCATCAGCATTTATCACTGGTTCTTGGACTGCTTTGGCATCATAATCATAGGGGAGTTTAAATACTCCCCACAAATCTTTGAAATATAAGAATAAAGTTCTTTGTATGAATATACTTTTTCACCTACACGCTTACCCAAATGAAGTACTTGCAGGAGCGGAAACAATGGCTCATCGCATTGCAAAATATTTGGTTAGTGTAGGGCATGAAGTAAAAGTTTTATCACGTACGGCAATTGAGAAGAAGCAAACGCTTGATGGTGTTGAGGTCTTGCAATGGGTCAAAGATAGCGATGATTCAAAAGAATGGTTGTGGTCTGATTTAGTCATAACTCACTTAGTAAATACGTATTACTGTTTTAATCGGGCAAGGCATTTTAATAAAAAACTTGTTCACTTGATTCATAATTCGTTTGATGACCATCTATTGAGATGCAGAATCAATGCAAATTACGTGGTTTACAATTCTGAATATGTAAAAAAGCAATTAGGCTATAATCACAAAAGTTGTGTTTGTATTCCACCAGTTGATTATCGGGAGTTTAAAAGGTCAGACAAAGGCGAATACATAACGCTCGTTAATTTAAACGAAAATAAGGGCGGTAGGATATTAATCGAAATTGCAAAAAGATTGCCACAGTACAAGTTTTTAGCCGTAAACGGTGGGTATTATGAGCAAATACAAAACACTACGATTGCGAATATCAAGTATATTAAACCGCAAAAGAATATTAAGGCGGTTTATGAGAAAAGCAAGATAGTATTGATGCCGAGCGAATACGAAAGTTACGGACAGGTAGCAATAGAAGCAATTAGTTGCGGTGTTCCAGTAATAAACAGTAAAGCACAAGGTTTATGTTCAGCACTTGGTACAGCATCAAACGCAATAGACAGAAACGATATTGACGCTTGGTGTTTAGAGATTGACAAACTAATGATTGATAAGGCGTATTATAAAGCCAAATCAGACATCGCATTTGAAAGGGCAAAGGAATTAGACCCAATCAAATATTTAGCAGGTTTAAACGAGTTTTTAACTCAAATTAATAATATAAAGCAATGGCAACAGTAAAGGCAATAGTTGATATTTGGGGCAAAGATTCTTTGATTATCGCAGCAGGAAAAGAAGGAGAACTGCCTGATGAAAATGCAAAGGCTCTCGAAAAAAACGGCAACGTACAAATAATCAAAGCTAAAACTAAAGAGTTAAAAATCGAAGATGGCACAAACTAATTTGATAGACGTAATAAGAGTTAAAACTGGTGCTGAAATCGTAGACACGGCATTCGTTAAACGCTATCTTTCAATTAGTACTGATACCCACGATACTTTGCTCAACGATTTGATTATCGCAGCCCGTGAAGAAGTAGAAAAAGCATCGTGCTTGTCTTTGGTTTTGCAAACAATTACAGCGGAATGGTCGGCAGCCTACGGAGACACTCGCCTACCTTACCCGAAAGTAATTGCCATCACGAGTGCAAAAGACAATGACGATAATACTTTGACGCTCAATACAGGTTATACTTTAAAGGGTCAAGACAAGAAAATAATTACAGGTGATTTTCCAAATGGTTTGATGCTAATTTACACAGCAGGCTACGGAGTAAATACCCCGACTGATTTAAAGTTAGCGATTGCCAAACACGTTTCAGAAAATTTTGAAGTACGAACAGGCATTTCTTTAAGCGGTGCAAACATGAAACTTTTACCTAATAACTGGCGAACAACTGCCGCAATGTATAGACCAACATGGATATTTTAGCATTAAACGCAGGCGAGTTAAGAGACAAAATAGAGTTTTATACCACTACGGCAACAAAAGATGATGCAGGAGGGTATGCAACAAGCACAAAAACACTTGCCTTTGATATGCTTTGCAAAGTAGAAGTTGAGCCGAGCAAAAGGACTTTTGAAGGTAGCAAGGTAGAGTATATTGACACTTGGAAAATCAAAATGAGATACGAGACTGGTAGAATACCAAACGAATCGCATTTAGCTAAATTTAATAATGAGTTCCTTTCGATTATTGGAGTTAAAAACGTAATGAACAGGAATTTAGTTTTAGAACTTACATTAGTCAAAAAGTAATGGCAAATACAAGAGGTTTAGCAGGAATTTTAAGAAACATGGGTGCTTATTCACGTCAATTAAAAAGAGATTTAACCTTAGACGTTTTTAGAGCCACAACAAACATTGAAGGAACGGCAAAAAGTAAGGTCGTAGTTGATACAGGTAAATTAAAGCAGTCGATTTATCATCGCATGAATTATGCGGAAGCCACTGGTCAAGTTGGAGCAACAGAGTTTTATGCACCCTTTATCGAGTTTGGCACAGGTGGAAACGTTGAAATACCTAACGGATTTTCAGACTTTGCAAGTGAGTTTAAAGGTACAGGAGCAAGAACAATTAACAGGTCAGCACAGCCCTTTTTGATTCCAGCCTTTCTTGAAGAAACGCAAAAGCTAAAAGAGGAGATTAAAAAAACAGTAACAAAATATAGCGGAAGCAACAGACGATGAAAGACACAGCCTATCCAGTACGCAAAGCATATTTTACGCTATTGAGCGGTCTTGGATATACTGTTTTTGATGCAAAAGCACCCGATGCAGCAAGCAAGCCTTATATTATTCTTGATTCGCAAACAGCAAACAGCGAAAACACTAAAACGTCGTTTGACAATCGGGTAACAATTAATATTGACATCGTTACGTCTTACATAGATGGCTTTGGAGGGCGTAAAGATTTGGACTTGATAGTTGATAACATTTTGCAGGCAGCAATACCGCAGGCAGGGCAAAGCGGAGTTACGATTACAGGCTTTAATATCGTCAGTACAAAGAAATTAACAGATTATAGTTTTGAGCCTTTAGTACAAATAGCACAGACAATTTACCGCAAGGTTATAATTATAGAGCATTTATTAGAACAAGTATAAATCTACACAACTATACAAAAACATGGCAAAAACTAATGCATCCAGTCATAAAATGTATTTCATTGAGACAGCTACTAACAAATTAGTTGCTCACTTAAATAACATTAATATTAGCGGTTCGGGAAACAAAATTGATTTTACGACTAAAGACAATGATGGATTTGAAGATTTCGACATGGGTCTTTTGTCTTTTACTTTGAGCATTGATGGTAAAGTTGATTTTCAACCAGGCACTAACAACCGCAATATTAATGACATTGTTACGGCGTTTAGAACGAGAGCGACAAAGACCGTGCTTATCAAAAATTCATTGACAGGTGATACTACCTATCAAGGGGCGGTAAAGATTATTTCTTTTGAAATTACATCAGGCACAGAAGAAGCACTTGCTTTCTCAGCCGAACTTGGATTTATCGGAGATTTAACCGTTGGAGTAAACGCATAAGATGACAAACAAACCCTTTGAAATAAACGGACTTGGAACGTGCTTGGTAGGAACTTATACAATAAGACACCTTACCAAGTACTTCAAATGCAACCCGAGCGACTTGTTTTATATTGCTATCGAAGCAGGTAATCAATATGAGTTTTATTCATATTTATTAAAGTTTGCCTACGAAAACGCACTAATTCAGCAAAAAGGACTTGAAAAGTTTAAGGAAATGCCAGTTGAGCAAATTGATATGACGCTCGATGAGTTTCCTTTATCGAAGGCCGATGACGAAAAGATTAGTACAGCACTCTGTATGAATATTTTTGGAATGACAGCACAAGAGTTTTCTGAAAAGCTAAAAGGCAAAGCAGACGAGGAAACGCAAGCCGATAACGACAAAAAAAAAGTGATTGGTTTGACTACTGGCGAGGAATCGACAAACTCGCTTGGGGTCATGGAATAAGGCCACACGAACTTGATTGCTTAACGCTTTATGATTTAGAATTACTTGCGGAGGTATCAAACGAGAAATATGAGTTTCAATTATTCAATACTCGTGAGATAATTTACTGGCAAACTAATTCTGTACCCGAACGGAAAACACACTTAGAGCGTGAAAAAATAATGCAACTACCATCCGAAAAGGAGAAAGTTGATTATGTAGCACTATTTAATACGCAGTTTGCTGAGGAACAACTAAAGAAAATCAGCGAACTGCAAAATAAATCCACACAACAACTATAATTATGGCTGGACTTGGTTCATTTTTTCTTGAAATAGGCGTTGATAGTGCCGCACTACAAAGAGGATTGAACAACGCCGAATCTCGCCTATCAAAATTCGGACAACGTGCTGAGAAAATCGGCACAAGTTTGTCGCTTGCAATTTCCGCACCTTTGGCCTTAGTAGGAAAAAACGCCCTACAAACGTCTGCACAGTTTGAGTCCTTAGAAATGTCTTTCGGCACGATGTTACGTTCGATGGAGAACGGCAAAACGCTAATGAAGGACTTGCAAAACTATAATCTCGCTACATCATTTCAGTTTGAAGAAGTTGCAGGGGCTGGAAAGTCTTTGCTTGCGTTTGGATTTGCTCAACAGCAGATTATTCCACAAATGAAAATGATTGGTGATGTTTCCGCTGGATTAGGAATTAACATTGGAGAATTAGCAGATTTGTACGGAAAAGCTAAAGTACAAGGTCGTTTATTTCAAGATGACATAAATCAGCTACAAGGTAGAGGTATTCCTATTGTAGAAGAATTGAGAAAGCAATTTAAAGGTGCAAATGTTGATATAAGGAAAATGACAGAGGACGGCAAGATTGGATTTGGTAATCTTGAAAAAGCCTTTGCGTCTTTAACTTCCGAAGGTGGGCAGTTTTACAACATGACTGCAAATCAATCTACTACACTTGGTGGACTGTATTCTAACCTACAAGACAGCGTAACAATGAATCTCCGCACGATTGGAGATAGTATTGTAAAAAATCTTGATTTAAAAACGGTTATTCCACAGGCAAGCAAATACCTTACAGATTTAGCCGAAGGATTTAGTAAGCTATCACCCGAAGCACAAAAAGCGATTGTAATCATCGGCGGTCTTGCGATTGTCTTACCTCCTTTGCTTGCCTTAGCAGGTACGGTTCTACCAATGATTAAAGGCGGATTTCTTGCATTGATTAGCCCAGCAGGATTGGCCGCAACAGCATTAGTGGCTGCGGCTGCCTTAATTATTACCAATTGGGATAAAGTTTCCGATTCAATATATCGAGCAAAAAACAATTTACGCAACGGAATGCTTGGTATCGGATTGACAATTGCCGATATGCAAGGAATAGCCGACCCCAAAGGAGGGAATGAAATGCGTGGCAAATTATTAAAATCTTACTACGAATCAGTACCTGACGACCCACAAGTAGCAAGGTTTACAGAACAGGCAAAAAAAGAGTTTCAAGCTAATAAAAAATTTAATTATAAGCGTGGAGAAAAACCAAAGCCTACACTTCCACCGCCAGTTACAAAACCGCCTTTATCAGGCTTAGATTTAGATAAAGAAAAAAAGAAAAAACTATTAGAAGAATTAGCAAAAGAAGAAGAAAGAATATTGGGTGAAACCTTTTCACTACGCAAAACAATGCAATCACAAACCCGTGATTTGATTATTGCGTCGATGGAAGATGAAACTAAACGAGCAAAAGCGGAAGCACAAAAACGAGCGGAAGACGAAATTAGTGCAATGCGTGAAAAGATGATAGGTTTAAAAAACTTAGAATCTGAATTTGCCAATTGGAGATTACAACGTGAACAAACATTAGCAAACGAACTTGTAAAAATACAACGTGAATCGTTTGTTACACCAAAAGAAATAAAGTCCAAAGGATTAACATTACCGCCTGTTATTAGAAGGACTTTGTCGTTTGATACAAATGGAATACAAAGCGAGCAAGAAAGAGGTGCGGTAGGTAAAGCTCTTGGAATGGATATTAATATTGAGCAATGGCAATCGGATTCAGCAACTTATATCGCTGCCGCACAAGGCATAATTGATGCTAATGGACGAATCAAAAACAGCGTTGGAGAAATCGCTTTAGCAGCGGGTGAGGCAATGGGTGCGACTATTGCACAAATGGCAATGGGTACGGCTACAATCACTGATTTGGCAAACTCTTTACTTTCTACGGTTGGAAACATCTTTGCCGATATTTTAAAACAGTTGGCAATAACACAGTCAAAATTAATAGGAGTCCAACTACTTGCAGGAAATCCAGCCGCATTATTAAAAACAGTTGGTTTAGCAGCAGGTGCAGGTTTGCTCGGTGCATTTAGTAGTAAGATTGGGCAAGGCAGAGCAGGAAGCCAAACGCAAAGAATGCCAACCCAATCAAGCACAAGCCAACTACGAGGAGGTGATTTATATTGGTCTCAAAAAAGGTATGAAACAATAACAGGATTCTAATGGCATACGGTTTAAGATACATATCAACAGCGTACGGGTTATCGTCAGTTCAATGGAAAGTTGAACTGTACGAAAAAGATTATACGCCTATTGTTGGGTCTTTGCCAACGGAATTGAGATTAGTAGGCGATGGTATAAAAATTGGGTATGACCGAAACGATGACAGATTTACAACTATTTATAGTCGTTATGCTATATTAGATTTTAAAGCAACTGTAAACTTTGATATTAATACACTTCAATTTGATGATGAAAAAAAGTATCAAGTAAAAATATATCGTAATAATTTAGTTGAGTTTATTGGGTGGTTGATTCCTTTTTATTCATCACAGGAGTTTGAAGATATTAAGATTTCAAAAATATCAGTTCAAGCAAAAGATGGTATTAATCAATTAAAAAACAAAAAATACATTGACGAGCGTCCTGAAGTAACCACTAACAGACAATCTCAAAAAGACATAATTTCGCAATGTTTACGTGAAATAGGTTATAATATGACGCTTGAAGTCTATTATAATAAATTTGAATCATCAATGAGCAAAACAAGCATCGACTGCCCACTTGCTCAAACTGATTTTAATATTTATTCACTTGAAAAAGACGAAACAACAAATTTAGATTATTACGAAGTACTTGATAGAATTTTAACAACACACGATTTAAGAATCGCACAAGCACAGGGAGTTTGGCGTATTGTTAGCCAAATTGAGGTATTAGATGGAGTTGCTACTGGTAGAGTATATGATTATTTAGGTCAATTTCAATCAGCAAAAACATTAAACACCGATGTTACATTTCACACAGGAGGCTTAAAGGTAAAATCTAATTCTATAATACGAAAAGATATACCTATTCAGCAAATTTCCGCATTTTATGAAGTAGGTGTTTTTACAAACATATTGGCTAATGGTAAATTAACTCAATATTCGGGCAATACTCCTATAAATTGGACTCCAGTTGGTGGATGGGCAATAAATGAAGTATCAAGAATATTAAATAGTAATGGAATACAATTTGACAACACCTATACGACAAGCGAAGGTATAGGAGAAAAATATTTTGAATCAGCAGAAATAGACATTACAGGACTTTCTTCATTTAAGTTTACTGCGGAAGCCTATGCAGATTCAGATATTGATAGCGTAAAAATTGCAATTATTCTTTATAGTTCAATAAATAGTTCTTACAAGTATTATGTCGATAAATATGGAAGCATAAAGGAAAAAGAAGTAACAGCTATTATTGATAAAGGCTCACAAGACAGATATGTAACATTTGATTTGTCGTTCGTTACAAATAGTGCAACACAATATTTAAACGGAGTAGATAAAATAAAAATACGCATCTATCCTGGCGTTAAATTAACAAGTATTGTACCAACTAAGAAAAAGGTAAAGTTTAAAAACTTAATATTAACTGGTCAAGCAAATTCGTACGATAAAGAGTTTTTAGGCAGAGTTTATGAATATAAAAACAACGCATTAACAGGCTCAAAAGTACAGGAAGAGTATGCGGTTTATTACCAAGACAATATAGGTGCAAGTGTATCTAAATTTAGAAACACATTATTTATTGCAGGCACAAACACAGTTACAAACTCTTGGAAAAGAACGGCAGAAACAACTTCAAGAACGTTGCTAGAATCGTGCTTGGTTGATAGATTAGCGGTAACTGCAAAGTTTAATGATATTTTTGAAGGCGTTTTAAAAGGCTACATAAATTTAATAAATACGCCTTTTTTGTCAGCTAATTCTAAAAGATTTTTAGTTCTTTCATCTGAATATTCATTACAAGAAGATTCTACTGAGGTTGTTTTAGTTGAATTGGCAGCTACAAATATTAGCTTTACAGCTAAAATTTATGATAGGTATAATGGTGGAAAAACCGTTGATGTAAGCGAAGGCGTTAATTCTGAAAGTATAAACGGAAATGAAGATTATGATAAGCCTATAAAATCAAATGGGGGCATTTCTCACGGCATATTATACCCCGATGGTGGCATTGATTCACTCCCAAAAGACACAACAAATCCACGAGCAGGCAATAAAGGGATACTAATTTTTGGCGGTACAAACGCCGAAGAAATAACACTCGGCAACAAAGAAAATCAAACTTTAGTCGATGTTTTAGGTGGTAAAATAAAAGTCGGCTACAATTTATTCTACGACAAATCCATCATTGATGGCGAAGGCGATATAGTTAAGCAACTCGGTCTTGATTCTGACTTTCAAGCCGATGGACGAATAGAAGCTGTCAGCGGTATCTCGGTTGGGCAAGATGGAATATTAATCACAAAAGAGTTAGGTGCAGGTGGTAAGCCGTTCGGGCAAGTTGATGCCCAGAATGAGTTAAGGTTTGTTTCGCCTGTGGTGAATGTTACAAACGTTCTCGGCGTAAATCAAATTACTGGCATTGGTACAAATCCCATCACGGCGAACGCTCCAGTTTATTTTACTCAGCCGATTTATGTGCAACCATCAAATAACCCGAATAGTCCGATTACAAATGCACAGTTTAATACTGCTTTGGCTGGAGGGTTTGCGGTTTCTACAACTTGTAAGTTATTATTCAATACTAATCAGTCTCTTGCAGGTGCAAAAACGCAAGGCGGTTATACGACTGTAACAGGAGATAGTATATTGCTAAACGGTCAGACAACTGCAAGCGAGAACGGAATTTATATTTTTGATGGCACAAACTTTACTCGAAACACGGCAAACGATACAAGTGCAGAAATACGATTAAAAGGTCATTTGATACTCAACGGCACTTTTGCAAGCACGCAATGGGTAAATAATAACTCTACTGATATTACCGTAGGCACAACGGCTATTACCTATACACAATGGTCGGGTGCAGAATTAGACCCTATTTTTACAAGTCATGCCGCTTTTAATGTTACTAACGCTAAAATTGCAAGTTGGGATTTGGCTTCTACCTATGGAACTCATATTGGTCTTTATGTAGATAAAAGTACGACACAGAACGACATTGCAGGTGCAAAGACATTCACAACTTCTATTCAAAGCCCGATTGTAAGAGCTGGTACTGATGCGTTAAATATTCAAATGTTTAACTACTTTGGCAATTCTCCAAGAATAGCTTCGACCGGTAACACCCTAGAGTTTTTTGCATTACAAAGATTTGACTGGTTTACAACTGGCAATATTGGGCAAATGAGACTAAACGCAACTGGCTTGCGTATTGGTGCAACAACTGACCCTTTGTTTAAATTGCACGTTTCGGGAACTACGGGTTTTGATGGATTAATTTCTTTAGGAAAAACCTCAGATGGTATTGCAATGTCAAGCGGAACGGCTGGGCAATTTATACGTAGAAGTCTTGTTTCAAATGGTTTTTATAATGTTAATGTAAATAATTGGGCTAATATATTTGTCGCTGATATTTCCGACATAGCAACTTTTTACCAAGCAAAAATAACAGCTACCGAAAACTACCTAATCAAGAAAACGGCAACCAACTTTGGCGATAGTCAAATCTTTGACAACGGTACGTTTTTAGCAATTGGCGGTACTGCTGCAATAGATAGCAGTAAGTTTTCTGTGATTGGGAAAATAGGTGCAACTACCGCACGCATTGGAGACAACACCAACGGTATAAACATTGGTAATCTTGCAATTTCTTCTACTGGTGCGTTGGGTTATAATGCTACGTCTCACTCTTGGAGCATTGCAACGGTTGAAAAACTTAATCTAAATGCTACTCGATTAGCCTTGACAGGTAATTTGAATGTTACGGGCGATGTAGATATTACAGGGAAATTTAAGCTAAATGGCTCTTTTGGTGCTGACCATACATTCTTAAAATCTAACGGAACGACGCAGGAGTTTGCACCTATGACGGTCGGCGAAATTGCGGATATTGCAACTTACTACGCAAGCAAACAAGATGCGGTTTTGTACGGCACATTTGAGGGTGAGCGAGGTTTTAAGTTGTTTCACGATGCTACAAAATTAGATACTGCCGCTTTGTTCTTTGCAAACCAAGATACAGGTATCGTAGGCATACACTATTTTGGCTTGGATAATAGCAATAATGTTACTCAACACGGATTACACATAGACGGCGATGGATTTGTCTATCACAAGAAAATAAACGGCTCTCGTGCAAGGTTTTTGACTACTGATGATAGTTTGAACGGCGGAGGCACTTCTTATTCTTTTGCCGAACCTTTGTATTTGAACGGCAATCAAGTTAATGTAAAAGTGGCTTCGGCAACACAAAATGGCGTTTTAACAAAGGAGGATTGGAGCAGGTTTAATGCGGCAGTTGCGTGGAATGGGGGGTATGTAACAAACGATATACAATTAGGGGCTGATGTTGATTTGCTTTGGGGTAGTGTATTACCTCCAACTATATCAAATTATGGAGCAAGAATAGCATGGAAAACAGACACGCCTCAATTAAATACATACAATTTTGGTAGCGGAGTAAAAGGAATGCTAATTGAAACAACATACACAGGTGATGGAATTTATATTGGCACTCAATCAGACTTAAAGCTAAAGGGGGGCAAAATTTTTCTAAATGGCATTGAATTAAATATGACAAAAGTAGCCTCGCAAATCGGGGTTTAACAAAACAAAAAACATGAAATTAAATTTTAACAGGTCGCTACAAAATCTTGATGGCTCGGAAAATGAGCAGTCGAACATGGGAAAATATTTGGCACAAGTTTTAGCAAACGCTAACACAGGAGAGCCAGTAAAATGTTGGGAAATGGCTTTGAAGTTGTATGATGGGCAAGAATTAGAGGTTGATACCACCGACAAAGAAATGCTTGAAACTACAATTAAATCAAGTCAGGCATTGAATAACGCAGGAAAAGCACAGTTACTATTAGTTATCAAAAACGCACAATAATATGCCATCAAGACTACCAAAATTTATGGACGAGGTTCGCACTAATTCGGGCGGGCTGTTTGTTGCACTCTTCTATTTGAGTGAGAAAGTAGATGCTGCGAGCGTGGCGGTCGATAAGTGGTTTTGGTTGAGGAGCAACGCATCGGGCGTAAGAATAGACGAGCGAGATAATAAAATAATTGTAAATGGTGCTTCGTGGTGGAGTGAAAAATCTACTGCTTTGGCAAATACACCTGATGGTTATGGGGCGGTTTCTGCGGTTGATGAGTTTCAAAATAGGCGTGAATGGGGCTATAAACCCGATTATCCTTTTGATTCGGGCTTTGTTGTTGGAGGTGATAATGTTAGCTTAAATAATGCATTTAAGGACATTACTCAGTATGTTAATGAAGGAGTAACTTATGTGGCATTAACGCTAAATTGGGATGATGTTTTCTTGACTTTATCGGCACAAAACGCAAATGCGGATTCGTCTTGGGCAAAGTATGACGCATTAATCAACTTTGTAAAAAACCTAAATGGCACTACAAAGGTAGCGATTAGAATCGGAGTTTATAAAGCAGGCCGAACGCATAATGATATGCAAGGCAGTTATAACGCAACTGGCAATTTGTGGCCTTTATCTAAGGCTCAAAAGGACAATAGAGGCAATGTAATGCGGAATATTGATGACAGAGGAACGTTTTCTTATTCTGATAGTTCGGCAGTTTCACAGGCTATTGATTTTGTAACAAAAGTAAAAAATAGGTACTCAGCATCATTAGGGTCAAGGCTTCATTGGATTTCGGTAGCTACGACTACACAGGAGGAGGCAGGCTACGACTACGAAAATCAATGGGACGAATCAACTGGATATTATTCTTCTCCGCAAAAACGAGTATTTGATTATTCAGATGCAGGAAAAACAGGATTTGAAACGTTTTGTTTAACAAAATACGGTAATTTGTCGGCTGTCAATGCAGCATGGGGATTATCTTCTTCAACTCCTATTACTCCACCATTGCCACCGAGTGAAAGCACAGACGAAAGTATTAGTTTAGTTTATTCAGGTACAAAAGGAAACGACTGGTGGTACTTTAACTACTCGGTTATGAAAGCCTTTCATACAAGTTGCAAGACTGCAATTGGTAATGCTTGCAAGTATGTTTTAGAGTTTGGCTCGTGTTCAGACGCTCTTTCAGTTAGGCGTTTAAGTATTAACGTTGCCGATTTTCCGAATTATTCGGACATGGTTAAAGCACAGTTTTTGTCTGTACCAAGCAATACAAATTCTGCAATTAGTGTGGATGTTGTTAGAGCAAATTATACTAAAAAAATAGGTACAGAATTAAACACAAACGATTTTAGCCAGTATTCGGGCGAAGGAAATGTTTCTAATTTTATAAAAAATGCTGGTATATCGGCAATAGACAATAAGGCACTTGATATATTAATTATTTCGAGTTCGACTTCGGGGGCTTACAATAAACAAGCCTACGATGATACTTTTAATGCCTTTGTGTTTTTAAAAAACTACGCACAAAGTAGTTCTATTCGTGTTGTTGCATCAAAAACCGTTAATTATTCAATTTGGCAGCAACTAAACGATTCTACATTTTTGCTTAGAAAATGGCAACAAGAAGGCGGAAACAGCACACGTTTAGATATGAAGATTTCGGATTTGCCTGTTGTTACTCCCGATTCTACTGTTTACAAAAGTGTGTTTACATTTAATCAAAAAACAAATGGCAATCCTGTGCCGACTTCGGGAAACTATGAAAACGGATATTTGCAGTTTCAGGCGTTTTCTCACGGAATAGTATTTAAAGTGCCTGACCCTGTTGGAGCACAAAGAGGATTGCAATGCAAAATGGAATATACAATTAGAAATTCTGCAAACGAAATTGTAATAAACTTAAAAGACAATTACGGAGGTTTTCACCCTAATTATCAGCCATTTGCAGGAGACGCAAATACTCAGCCTGCCGAAAGTTATTATAGAGTTTGGACACCATCACACGGAGACTACGCAAATTTAGATTTTGTGCGAGACTTTTTTAACAATTTCACAGCGATAAGCGGAACTCCTTTTAATTCGGCTGTTGATAGAGGAAATAATCACTTTGAGCAATACACAAAATATTTAGTCGAGGGAGATTATACATTGACAATTAAAAATACAGGATTATTTCCTTTTGAATTGAGAGCAGGAAAAACAAGCGTTTTTAATACGGAAGGTTTAGCCGATGTCTATACTACGATACCTGCAAATAACACAGAGTATAATTTTACTTTATATGTAAGAAACTATGGCGTTAATCAGCCGTATAAAATAAATGCTTTTATAGATTAAATGAAAAAACTACTAACTATCTGCCTAATGCTACTCGGAGCGGTAGCACAGGCTCAAAACTTTGCGATAACGGCAACAACCGAAGCGGCGATAAGAAAGAACATTGTAAAAGGCAATGCAGCAAATTACGGTTTTGGTATGATTAACGACACGTTGAAACTTGTAGGTCTTACTACTCGAAATGTGATATTTACAGGCTCAACAAGCAAAACCGATATTGGCTTGGGCAACGTTGATAATACGAGCGATTTGAATAAGCCAGTATCGACTGCTACGCAAACGGCGTTGAACCTAAAACAAAATCAGCTAAACGGTACAGGATTTGTAAAAGCGACAGGCGCGACTATTAGTTACGACAATAGTACATATTTAAGCACTTCTACTGCTGCATCAACTTACTTACCGATTAGTAACCCAACCGCAACAGGAACATTAACCGCACCTACAATTGCGAATAGCTTAGGTGCTAATTTTGCAACTTCGAGTGGCAATATAGGTATAGGAACTGCATCACCTGCTTATAAATTAGATGTAAGCGGAACAGCAAGATTCACAGGTGCTGCAACTTTTACAGGGGGTATTTTTTCTTTTGGAAGTGGTGGAATTACAAGTAATACAGCAATTAGTTTTCAAGCACTTAACTCAAATACAACAGGTTATCAAAATATAGCAATTGGTAATAGTTCTCTTTCTGCAAATACAACAGGATTTAATAATACAGCTAATGGGGTTAATTCACTTTCAGCAAATACAACAGGAGTTAGTAATTCAGCATTTGGTTTAAATTCTCTTTTATCAAACACAAGTGGGGGTAAAAATACGGCTATTGGGGAACAATCTCTTTCTGCAAATACAACAGGAGCAAATAATACAGCGGTTGGATATTTTGCTTTAAGTAATAATACAACATCTTATGGTAATTCAGCATTTGGGTATCAAGCATTAATTGTTAATACAACAGGTCAAGAAAATACATCTATTGGATTTCAATCTCTTTATTCAAACACAACAGGTAGTAGTAATACAGCAATTGGTCAACAATCTCTTTATTCAAACACAACTGGAGGGATTAATACAAGTGTTGGTTTAAATGCAGGTAGGTTTATTTCTGGTGGAAGTGTAGCAAACACAATAACAAATAACTCCATTTATTTAGGTGGATTTACAAAAGCACTCGCAGATAATCAAACTAATCAAATAGTAATAGGTCATAACGCAGTTGGAAACGGCTCTAACACTACTGTATTAGGAAACACAATCACAACGCAAACTCAAATATTTGGTAATACTATTTTGAGTAATACAAGTCAAGCTACGGATACAGGTGAGAAGTTGCAGGTTAATGGTACTGCAAAGTTTGTTAATGGAGTAAACTTAGCAACTACAAGTGGGAATGTAGGTATAGGGACAACATCACCACAAAATTTACTACACGTAAAAGGTACTGCTTCGGTGGGAGTAGGTGTTAGAAACAGTCATTTAATTATAGAATCCGCAGAAACTGCTGGAGTTGGAGTTGGTGCAATATTGAAATTTGCAGGCCAAAGTGGAAATGCTGTAAATCCTTATAGTTTTGGTACAATAGAAGGTAGAAAAGAAAGTGCCGTAGCAAATAATTACTCTTCATATATGACCTTCCAAACAATTGAAAGCAATGGTGGAAGTACTGAAAGAATGAGGATAAGCGGAAATGGGAATATAGGCATTGGGACAGACGCTCCTCTTGCATCATCAATCCTTGAAATAGCATCAACAACAAAAGGCGTTTTGTTTCCTCGCATGACAACAACAGAAATCAGTGCAATAGCATCACCTGCCGACGGTCTTACTGTCTATAACACAACATTAAAAGCGATTTGTTTCTACGATTCAAGTGCGGCAGTTTGGAAAAAAGTTTCACATTCAAATATGTAATATGAAAATAAGCAAAGAAGGTTTAGACCTAATAAAAGGTTTTGAGAAGTTTATATCAGAGCCTTACATAGATGCGGTAGGTAAGCCGACAATCGGCTACGGTAATACTTACTACATCGATGGGAGAAAAGTAACTATGGGAGATTCACCTATTACCGAAGCACAGGCAACTTTATTACTCGAAACTATTTTTGATAAGGATTTTGCAAAGTTTATACCGCAAAATGTGAATCAAAATCAGTTTGATGCAATGGCTTCGCTGATTTACAATATCGGTGCAGGGGCGTTTAATGGTAGCACGTTACGCAAAAAAGTAATCGCAAACCCAAATGATGCAAGCATTGAGCAAGAGTTTATGAAGTGGAACAAAGGCACTGTTAATAAGCAAAAGGTTGAATTGCGAGGGCTAACAATTAGACGAAAAAAAGAATCTGAATTATACTTTAAACCAATATAGAGATGTTTACAAAATTAAAACTTAAAATTATATTGGGTGTCGTTGTTGTGGCGGTTGGCATATTTGTTTCTCGCTACTTAAACAATCATTCGTTTGTAAGCGACAAGTTTATTAAGAAGAAAGTTGATTCAATTGCAACTTTGAAAAAGGCAATAGTATTAAAAGATTCTTTGCTATTTTCTTGCAACCAAAACGGTGATGTAAGCGTGCAACAATTGCGTGAAGCACAGATTGTAATAGCGGAACTAAACAAGCAGGTGAAACAAGCTAAAAGTAGCTGTAAACAAGCTAACGAAGCTATTGCACACTATGAAGCTAACGACTTGATTCGCTATTTTGTGTACGATAGACGAGGATTGTTTCAGTCTGGGTGCTACAAAGAGGTGTTTGAGAAACCTAAAAATATTTGCAAATAATAAAAAAACAAAAATATGAAAACTACAATTTTAATTCTTTCGATTCTTTTTTCTGCATTTGTAAGCAATGCACAGACATTTACTTTTAAGGCCAATCCGTACACGTTTCAAGATGAAACACGCAAGTCGGTAACGGTAACAGGCATTCGTGCAAAGATTATCAGTAATGTTGATTGTAATTTAAGCGACAGTACTTTTTATCGTCAGTTTTACATTGACTTCAAGACTACTACCGTAGAATCTTACGGAGGTTTGAACACCGATACAGATAAGATGTCGAGCGAATTAGCTACGAATATGAATATTCCTTTGAACACGGCAAAGGCTTTGATTTTAGACATTTGCAAGAAGTTGGAGTTTGGTACAATTGCCGAAAAATACGCAGCAGCAGGACAATTAGCAGGCGGTTACGGCTACACGCTTAAACCTTTGAGTGAGCAAAAAGAATGACAGTTTACCCCGAAATAAAGCTTAAAAAGGTGGAAAATCTTGATTGGCAAGTAACTGAAAATTGCTTGCTAAATCAGTACGGAATTATAATCAACGAAGGTTTTCAGACTGATTTAGTCAGCTCTCCAAGGCTTTTGTGGTTTATAATTCCGCCACATGGGCTTTCTGTTAATGCTGCCGTTGTACACGATTTTTGTTGGAGAAATAGATTATTGAGCCGTAAAAAGTGCGACGATATATTCTTTGAATTGTTAAAAGAAACACAACTTCGCCCTTGGCAATGTTACGCAATGTATTATTTTGTTCGCATTTTCGGCTGGCTAAAAAACTAAAATATGAGCAATATATTTCTTTTGTATCGGGAAAAAATTATTGAAGTCTTAACGCAAAATAAAGACTTGAATGATACTAAAGTTGCTTTAAGGGTGCTTGGGCAAGTCAGCGATTTGGGGGAGAATCATCCGAACTTTGGAACGCTACGAAAGCAAATAGGACGCAACCGCAAGGCAATACTGGACGAACACGAGGGCGTTTACAACGCAACTGAAAGTATTGATGTACCGAATAGTGCGATGAAGCACCTTTGGTTTAAGACAAAGGAAATTTCAGCGTTTGTAAAGAATCCTAATTATGTCGATGCTCAGGAACAAATTATAAAAGACCTTGATTTTACTTCTTTTTACAAGGAGGTTGTAAAGCCAGTCGAGGTCGAGAAAAAGAAAAAGAAAGTAGGCTTTTTTGATAGATTAGTCTATACAGACACGCACATTGGCATGAACGTAAACCCCGAAGGGAATAGTTTGTACGGTGGAAAGTGGGATTCTGAGGAGTTATTTGAACGTTTGAAAATCATTATAAATCACGTTGTAAAGCATCAAAAATCTAACGTGCTATACATTGACGATTTGGGCGATTATATGGACGGTTGGGACGGTCAAACAGCGAGAAAAGGACACGATTTGCCTCAAAATATGAGTAATCAACAGGCTTTTGACTGCGGAATTTCTTTTAAGGTGCAGATGGTGGACGAGTTAATAAAGTACTACGACAAAATAATCATTCACAATATTTGTGTAGATAATCATAGTGCGGATTTTGGGTATATTGTCAATAGTGCGTTTAAGGTTATTGCTGAATTGAAATATCCGAATAGTGTAATTGTAACCAATCAGCGAAAATTTATCGGGCATTACAAAATTGGCAATTTCACATTTATATTAACGCACGGAAAGGATGATAAAAACTTGAAATTTGGATTTAAGCCGAAATTGGACGACGTACACGAGAAGAAAATAAATGAATACATAGATGTTAATTACCTATTTCGCCAGGGAATTACAATTGAGTTTTCTAAGGGAGATAGTCATCAATACTTATTTGATAGCACCCCATCTAAATTCAATTATTACAACTACCCTGCTCTAAGTCCATCGAGCGACTGGGTTCAGACAAACTTTGCAAGGGGCAAATCGGGCTTTGTATTTTTTAATTACACGGAAGATAGCAAAGAAACTAAGGAATATTTATTTGACTGGAAAACATAAACTATAAATAAAATGCACCAAAATTTTTCTAACGAAAGTCCCGTGCTGATAGTCGGGATTTCAAACATACTTTTTATGATTCTTAACAGTCATTTTATTTCTTTTCAAAATCTTTCTGTCTCGATAACAATTGTTGTCGGTCTGTACGGTTTGCTCAAACAGATTGAAAAAGATGGTGGTTTCCGCACTTACCTACAAAACTGGATAAATTTTAAGAACCTTTTTAAACCTAAAAAATAAAATGTCTCGAAAATATTTTAAATGGCTATCAGATGATTTGTACGCCTTTTTGGTAACGCTAAAGAAGTGGTATAACACCGCTTTGGGGGTCGGAACGGTTACGACTGGAATCATCATCGACAACGCAGGCGTAAATATAGTTGACTTGATTCAGCCAAAGGTTTTGGTGATAATATCAGCGTTTTTTCTGTTTTTAGGCTTTTTCTTGGAAGGCTATAAGAAAGACAATTTTGATTAGTAGAAATGCAAAAAGCCCCGATATTCGAGGCTTTTTTACTTTATTCTTCAGTAATGGTTACAGAAATATAGTTTTCAATGTGATAGCCGTAGTCTCGTAATTCGAGACTAAGTTTGTACCAATACCCTATTGGTATAGGTCTATGTCCTTTAACCGCTTTAGAAAGTGTGCTTTGCGGAATGTTTAATTTTTCTTCTAAGCCGTTTAGGCTTATTAAAGGGTGTGTTTTAAAATATTCAATTAACGCATTGTTTTCGTTTATTAGGTGTTCTTCGTTATCTTGCATCTTCTTAAAAGTTTTAAGCCCTCAAAGTTGTTCGAGCAACAGCGAG